ACTTCCCACACCACCACCTGATCTTTTTCAGGGGAGAAAGTTAATCCTTCACGGTTAAGTTTGTTGTCTTTTAATTCATTACTGATACCTGCGTCTTCTTCCTGATTACCGACAATCTGTTTTATTACCTTGTCGCTTGTGTCATAAATTCCTGCTCGCTTATAGCTTTCCAAGCTCATTGGAATTACTTGAGTAATCCGGTCTGCCCCACTGATTTCCTTTGTCCAAGGCGGCACAATAATGTGCATGGGATCAATGGCCTGAAACTCCACCTGTTTCTTGTCGGGATTCCAGATGGTTTTAATAACCCCGTGACCACTGACGAGCATATGGTCAATCCAACTCATTACTTCGGTGGAATAATTACTCTTTTCATGGAGCTTATAGGAAAACCAATGCTCGGCTGCGGAAGTGAATCCGGCTAGTTGACTTCGCATGGGTACAAAAGTAGCCAGCACATCCAACCCCATAGCTTGCTGAAAGAAAGCTGGCTTGAGCTTGTTAATGGTGGTGTCCACCAAAGGGAAGTGCATGTCAGCCGCGTTAGGCCAAGGCTTTACTTTCCGGCGTAACCCGTCATTACGCATACGATACCAAAGACTCTGCCTTTGCTCCCAACGGGAGCGGCTTTTAATATCGTCAATAATCAGGCTGTAAAGTTGTTCGCTCATTTAGACTTTTTACGCTCTGGAAGTTTCTTGCCCTTGGGAGTTTCTTTCTCCCAATCCTTTGCCATTTTAGGCTTATTAGCGTACATCCACCTCCGTTGCCTTTTGCTTTTAAAAGGCATTATCTACCCCGTTTACGATTTCGCCCCCGTTTAGCCGCCTTATCCTTCTTGTCTTCCTTGGTCGGCTTGGTATGTCCGTATTTGTTAACTTTACCCATAAAATCCTTTAAGTGCGTGACTCTGATTCATGCGGCGCATTGAAGATGTATCTCACCAAGACTGCCGTTGATGCGATCTCCGCACCCAACACAACGTCACACACTAAAAGCCCTTTACCACAATGTGACACATTTAATCAATAGTTGGGTAGACGATTTTATTTCAAAAAGGATTCAAGTATTCCGAAATTCCTCCAGTTCTTTACTTCGGAATCTGTCAAGGAGCCTATTACGGCTAATTACGTCCCCCGCCTATCGGTCAGTAACTAATCTAGTTACGTCGGCATTTTTAGGGGACGAAAACCCCTATTATACGCCCCTATAATCTGACTTATACACAGTCAAACATCACCGGACTTGTTGTTACTTTCGTTGTTACTT